ATGCTGGCTACGATGGAAGTGATTTATCTTGCAGCTGACATGGACCAGGCGGGCGACGCTATGGTTTTAACGCTCAGCAAGCGTCTGGGCATAGAGAGATGCAAGCGAGTCGAAATCCCATACAATGACGTAAACGAATGGTTTGTTCAAGACTCTCCCAGCGAAGATGATTTTCTGAAGTTGCTCGCTGCGTCCCGGGATCATCAATCGGAGTGTCTGGTCAAACCCTCTGAGTATGTGATTCAGATGCAGGATTATGTGACACAATACGAGCGCGAGGTCACCGAAAAGAACTGGCTGTTTCAAGACATGGAGTTATCCCTCGGAGCTTCAGAATTAATGGTGCTCAGTGGCGTGGCCGGTAGTGGTAAGAGTGCCATCGCAAATCAATTCGCCTCGTATTTAGCCAAACAGAATAAAAAAATATTATTTGCGAGTTTTGAAATACCTATCGAGAACGTGTTATTTCAACTCGGACACCAACTTTTAGGTCGAGCACCGCTGCACGAGGAATGCGGAGACATTGCTGCCGAACTAGGTGAAAATATGTTCTTCTTGGACGACCAGCATTTCAGAGATGTTTCGACCAACTGGCAGGGATTAAAGACCGAGATTGAATTGGCCAAGAAGAAATTTGATGTATCCACAGTTTTCATAGATAGTTATACTTACCTTTCTGGAAAACTAGATTGGTCAGCCCAGGGAACGATATCAAAAGATTTAGCGAGAACATGTATAAAAAACGAAGTGAGTATAGTTTTGCTCGCGCACGCGGATGCTAAAAGTAAGGAATCTTCAGGTGGGAAATTTGCAGCAACTGGTATGGGAAATATACTTGGCGCCCAAGAGTTGACCCAAGCAGCACATACAATTTGTAATATCCACAGAAACATAGCCAAGGAGCTAGCCAGCACCGAGGATGAAAAAAGACAATACGCTAAACAGGGCGATGCGACCTTCTCAGTTTTTAAACAACGAAACTCCGGTGCCATTTTCTCTCGAGACTTATGGTTTGATTCAAAAACATTAACTTTTTCAACCATCCGAACGGATGATAACCAATAAAAAATATGGATACAAAAACAATAAAAAAAGTAGGATTAAGAGCCGATGAAAACGGCGTTATACAGATGGACAGAACCCCAAAATATGGGGATTTCTTTCTCTTGGACGTGGAATTCGAGGATGGTACAGATGGTATCGCAAGGGCTAAGAAAGAGGAGCCGGCATGGGCCACCGTAGGTGCCTTGGTCGATGTCACGATCCCAGGTGGTGATTTTAAGAATACGGGAAAGTTGTTTCTAAAAATACAGCTGCCGGACAATGGTGATGGGTTCTCGAACTACATTCCCAAGGATAATACAGGGACGAGCACCAGCTTCTCGTCTGAAAGAATGGCTAAACCGTCATCTGGTGAAAAATCCGTTGACGAAAAAATCTCGACACAGGCTAGTGTCAACCATGCCAGCCAGGTTGTCATGAATGATCCCTACTTTAAGGCTAATGGAGTGACCGATACATTTGCTGAGGACGTCTTTGAGGTGGCTAACAAGCTCAAGGAAGTGCGCGATGCAATCATTGAGGGACGAGGCTTAAAGGAAGAGTTTTTAAGCGTAAGGCCACAATCTGGGAAATCTAAATCTACCGACGAGGATAGCCCATTTTAATTGTTGACAAACTGTGTATATGTCAGAACCCTTTGATTAGTTGATATGATTAGTTGAGGGAGAAAACGAGGGAGGGGTAACTCTCCCTCGTTCCTTTTAAAAAACATGAGCCATTACTATCAAATAACAGACCCGCATCGCGCCTTCCTGCGCGAAGATATAAACACTCCTGCTCAAGCTCGGAGGGAGTGGTTGAAAACTGGGGAAAAAATAGTCGCTAGCGTTACTGAAAAATTAAAGGTGGCGCCTTCGCCCTTCTTTAATAAATACCGCGTGAAAGAGGCTATTAGGATTACCAGAGAGAATCCTCATCTGGATGATGCCACTATAATGGAATTGATCTGGCAGACTAGGAAGCATCCTGTTACCGGAGAACAGGTGGGTAGTGCTGAGTGGGGAACTCAGTGCCATAAACAGTTGGAGTTGGCCATGAATGGCGAATGGGAACCCAACGAATGGGAGCCATTTGTCCAACCATTTGTCTCCTGGGCTCTCGAGCGGGATTTAGAGGTGCTAGCCACTGAAACTGTTATAGCTTCAATAGATCCATTATTTAATACCGCCGGGACCATAGATTTATTGGCTAGAACCCGAAACGACGGCAAGGTTGCTCTCTTCGATTACAAGACACGAAGGGTTTCTGAAGGCGGAGATATTAAACGGAAATATTTACCCAAGGACTGTCAGCAATTAGCCAGCGAAAGCTTCATGATACGAAATATGATGGAACTAGATTATAATCCAAAGATTTTCACCGTGATCATTAATACCGAAGATGGAGACACGCATGTTAAGCAATGGACTTATAAGGCTTTCGAGAAGGGTTTGGCCAAGGCCATGTATTGCTTTAAGTTCTTTGACGACATGAACGAACTATGAAGAAGAAACCATGGACTGAAGCACGTCTGCGATCATTCGTTATGAGCGGTATGCGGAGAATGACTTCCAGGTGGGGTCCAAAATATTCAGTGCTAAATAAAGCTTTCGTGGAAAGCCAAAAAAACGAGAAGACTGGAAGGATGAGGAAGATGTATAGGTGTGCCATCACTAAGGAGCTTTACCCGGCAGCTGAGATTCAGATAGATCATATTGAGCCTATCGTTCCCCTGACATGGGGAATGAAAAGTCGATGGCTCGGCTACAATTGGAACGAGTTGTTGCCAAGAGTGTTCTGTAGCGAACAAAACCTACAGGCAGTTTCCAAGGCAGCTCACAAAATTAAAACTAGAGAGGAGAACAGAAAGAGACATGAGGCAAAAAAATCCAAAACCTAAATTACCAATATACATTAAGAAAAATCGGGATGAAAAGTATCTTGAATATCATGCATTAGCAACCGGTGTGGCCGAAGAGATAGCAGAGTCTTTCGGCGTCGAGCCGGACGAACTGTTTAATAAGATGAGGCGCCGTATACCAACAATGGCGCGACATTTATCTATGTGGGTATTAGATAAACTGGGAGTCCCCAGAACTTATATTTGTTGGTTCTTTAATCGAGACCGCACCTCAATTTACGCTTGTTTAAAAAATGCTGAAAATGGTATTCACCTCGACAAGACTCTAAAGAATTATATCCGCAACGTCTATGAATCAAGAATCCCAACCAAAAAATAAAATGACTAGAGAAGAGTATAAAAAGAAGAAGGCAGAACATCTCCTTAACACAGCCAGCCTGAGTAAGGCGGTGCTATTTATTCACGCTTCGATCCATAAAGATGTGAGCAAGGAAGTTGATGAAATGGACGACGAACAATTTGCAGAAGCGGCCAAACAATTTGAAGAGAAGGAAGAAGCAGGTAAATCCAGTGAGTAATTACGGATAGGGTTGTTTTGTCCCTTTTTAAATCCTGCTGGGGGCCGGAGCAATCCGGCCCTTTCTTTGGGCAAATAGTGGGTAGTTTTTCTTACAAAAAAAGTTTGGTATAAGTTTCGGCCGAGTTTATACCAAAACTGGATATTTTTGGGAGAGAATTATCCGGAAATCTCAGCTTCTTACCTCCCAATTAGTAAACTTTATCTACCAATATGTGGTTTAATCTACTGGTTGGTGGATCTTATCTACCAATATATGGGTATATAAAAAGCTTCAAGTAATGATGAAATCTTCATAAGTGGTTGGTATTCAGTAGGGATATTTAGGGGCCTAAGTTATTCGCATAATTACGGCCCCCAACTTCGTTAGTTTTGAGGACTGATCTGAGTTGTTTAAATCGATCCCATATGGTACGCCAAGTGACAGTGTGACAGGTCGACACCTTTGAAAAATGGAAAGCATCATGCATCAAAGCATCACTTTGTCCATGTCCGTTAACGGACATTCATTATACGCTAAACAGCGTTACCCTATTTGGTGCCAAAAGTCGGCCCAAAACAAAGTTAGTTTAATAACGAGACTGTGTCTCGCGCAGGCGTATAGCCTCATACACGGAATCAGTAATAATTCCTTTTTTCCGGTATTCGTTGATCAGCACTGTGTTTGTTGTGCTAACACCTAGAACATTAATTAATGTTGAGGCTCTTGATCGGGTATCCAACGAAAGCAATAGCTTATCAAATCCACTGATGTTTCGTTTATCATAAAGTTTTTGTTTCTCTAGATGAGCGATAAGCCTTTTCTTTTCACCAGGATCTTTAACATTTGCGTTAATATTTCGTTCAGTTGCTTCAAAAGAATCTCCTACCAATTCCTCATACAAATCCGCTGTAGATCTATTTACAACACGCTCCATTGGCTGTATAGAACCTTGCATCAATTGGATAGTATTGGAAGATGAAACCCTGCTGTCCTTAAAGGTACTGATTATATCATCTTCAGATTGGCCTAAAACGCGCAATGAATCTACTATTGTTTTAAGTTTATCAAGTGATTCGACTCTAGAACTATTAGCATCATTATATGCTGTTTCCAGCTGTTGCGGGGATACTCCTTCGCTTCGCTGTATATAACTATAACCCCTGACGGCTTCTTGTAGATTGGTATTCGATGGCCTAATCTTATACTTTGTATCCTTTTTTAAATCGAAAGCATACATTCTGAATCCAATCATTCTTTTAATTAAATCCTGTGTCTCGTAATCCCCATATCCTTTCAAAGCTTTTTCCCACAGTTTTGCTTCTCGGATAAACCCTGGGCTAAATGTTTCAGCCATAAAGTGCTGCGCCCCATCCATCACTCTTTTGGCTTTGTTTTCTTCAAACGATATAGGATTTCCGTAAGCATCGAGACCTCTTAACGCATCTCCTAGTTCTTGGAAAACAAAGCTACCTCGTCCGACGAATTCATCTGCGACAACGGAAGCCATTTCACTGAGCTTATTTATCGGAGATGTTCCGCTTTGCGTGGCTCTTAAGAGTCTGTTAAATTGAGCGTATGGATTCAAGTAAGACGCATTAAAGTAGTGACCTGAAGTTCCGTCTTCATTTAAAGATACAACAATTTCTTTACTGCGATCATAGTCAGGGATAACGGTATTTTTAAGAGCTTCCATTTTCTCTTTATCAACGCCCAATTCTTTATTAGCTGCATCAACACCAACATAAGCTCCCACTGTTAGACCGCCTAAGATAACCCCCCTTAAAACGCCTTCCCCTCTCATCGCCGTTGTGTCTGCATTTTTAACGAGTGCCTGACTAAGCCCCAAACCTTCTCTGCCAAAGGTTCCTCGAGTCATTTGAGCGATGTATTTAACATTGTTAAAAAGATTGCGGGTCAACTCAGCAGTGAAGGCCGCAAAAGGAGGAGTTATTCCAAGACGAGAAAGTGTCTTTTGGATTTTACTCAGTCTGTTGTAATTTTGGAAAGTATTATTAGTGACGATGGCAGCTGCCCGCTTAATTTCTTCGGTATATTGAGATAAATTAAAACCCTCTGGTTGAGGAAACATCTTAGTAAGTTTATCAATGTTGCCCTTCCAGGTTACAAATCGATACGCATTATCACTTACTTGGTATGCTTTGCTAAATGGATCTACAATTTTTTGCAGAAACTCTCCGGCTTTTCCTGTGCCAAGAGTCTTTCGTAAATCAGATGCCGATACATTGGCGTTCATCATATCAAAACGCACCATGTCAACGATGTCATCGTTAAGTCCTTTAAGGTATTCAGGACTGCCAACCTTACCCGCCAAGTTCTTTATGGTGCTGTATTCGCTCATCGCCATTAAGGTTCCGCGATTAAGTCTGGACCCAACAAGAGGCACAAGATTGAAGTTGCCGGACGCGAGAGCAGCTACTGCGGCGCCTATAGCGTTAGCACTATAACTGGCTGGATTTAAAATAACCTTAACCGCCTTTGATAATCCCACCATAGATCCATATACATCCCCGATTATCCCTTCCGCAGCGTCAGCGGAATTATTCACTTGCTTGGACATAAATCCACTTAACTCAAGTTTTTGCAAAGCGTCTGCCATTTCCGGGGTAACTTGAGCTACTACCTTTCCGTTAAACAGATTGAGTGTTTCTACCACCTCACCTAAATTACTCCTAGGCTCTATTATGGTTTCTCCAATCTGGATAATATTTAATTCTCCTCGTTTATATAAATCCTCTATTAAAACTTTATGCGCCTCCATTGACGCAACCTTCCTGCTCAATAAAGCAATTGTTCCAGCAGCTTTTTCTCCGATGAAAGGTTGTCCTGTTTTGGGATTTGTAAGGTTGCCTCCTAAAAAATCTATTAACACATCAGGCAACTCATCATTTTTTCCCAAGAGAATCTGAACCTTTGATTGTGGGCTTTGGGATTCTGTAGCCTTCCCTGCTATTGAAACTAATTTAGGGTTTGCAGCCTTAGAATAGTAGCGATCTACAATAATCTCTTTAGCTTTTAACTGCTGCTTCTCTATTAACGGGTCTCCTTCGAGAGGTTTTCCATCTGATTTTCCCCCTTCTTTAGCCCAAGGAGGAATGTTTTTCTCCTTTAAGCGTTCAGTAATTCGTTTTCTACCCGGTCCCCATCCTGTTCTTGTTAAATTAACTTCCCTATGGTTCTTAATCATCCACTTAATCAGAGCATTTTCTTTTTCTGGTTTAGGAGAAAAATTGGGATCAACGAACATTGCCCACTCTTGTGTCATGTAATTTTCGTTCCCGATTGAGAGCTTTATTGTTTCAGATATATCGCTACCGGATTCCGAAAGCATATCATCAAGGATAGCAATATCCTCGGCATTTCCTTTTTTTCTAATCCGAGTGACAGTGCCGGATTTAACAAAGGGAAGAAGTCTCCTTTGTAGTTCTGTTCTTTTCTCTTTCCAAGAATCTAATTCTCCTTTAAAACCCTCCTCGTCCAAATATTCTGGTAACTGAACCCTGCTAACAATTTTCTTAGACGTTTTGTCC